CGAAGCCGACAATTGCCCCGCGTGGATCGTACTCGACCTTGGGCACGGTCATAGACATAATCAGCCCTTTATTGTCGTCTTCTATCATTTGTTTTATAATATCCAGCAGCTTATCTGCCGACTCTTTATTATTTCCCATCTTTGCCATTATTTTATATCTCAAATTGTATTACAAAATCAAATTCCCGACGCAGAGTCCTGATCTGACACGCGCTCTCGATGTCCTCGCCGGCGGGAAGGAAGATCGTCCGCGTCCGTGTATGACATCTCACACCTTTCTTGCGTAGCCTGTAAAGCATTCCCGCCCTGCGCTTTAGTTTTTTTTTGCTGAATATCAATCGTTTTCATAACCACCCCGATTTAATCGCTTTTTCCAGCTTTGCAGCTGAACGAACGACCTCTTTAACAAACCGCCTCGAATCATCCGAGATTTTCGCATTGTTATAACATGCAAAATCAAGAATATTAGCCAATTTCACCGCCTCGGTCGGCTCTAAAGCCAACACCACGCGCTCACCCGCTTTTTCTTTTAATGTCACGACATCCATATCAATCAATTTAATTCAAATTAAACTCCTGATTCATCCCCCTGCGCGCCACCTCCGCAGCAACCGCTTTCGTGTTTTCCAACGCCTTTCGCTGATTATTAAAAGCGAAATACGCGGCCCGAAGCCGCTCAGCCGGCACCGCGTTGAAGTTCTTCTTCTTCGCGCGCCTGCACACCCACGCCTTTACATAGTCTATGCTTGCCTCTTGACCGTTCGCGCGCATAAACGCGCACCCGGCCGCAAGAACCCTTTTCCGAAGCGCATCCATCTCCGAGTGCTTCCCACCTTTCAGCATATCGTCCATCTTATTGCAGATTTCCGTCAGCTGTTTTACCGTCAAATCTTTCGACGTCGTAACCCCGTACGCCGCAAGTATTTCCATCTTCCCGTCGTCGTCGAGCCGCGCGGCCCCCAATAGGGTGTGAAACCGCTTAATCAGCCCCTTTTTCATTTTCTCAAGTGTTGTTTCCATCATTTTTCGTTTTTCACTTTTCGTTTTTCACTTCACATAAAACTTCTCCGCCATCTTCTCGCTAATCAGGTACTCCCCGTTTCCACCGAATCGGCTTGTAACAAACGCCTTAAATCCGCGAACGCTAAAGATCACATCCGAGTCCTGCATAATCCGAAGCGCCGCTTTCCCGTCCGGGTCATTGCCCTTCACGTGACTGATAAACACGAACAACTTATCCGGAAAAGCAAGTTTCATTTTCTTATATTCCGCATAAGATAGCCCCATAAATTGCACGGAGTCAATAAAAATAACACCGTACTTCCTGTTGTGCGACAACCGGAAATACAAGTCGTCGTAAAACTCCCGATCGAGAAGGAAGAAATTCCGCCCGACCTCGTGCATATTCTGCCGTTCTACAGCCATGCGCACCGTCTTCCTGATCCCTTCTTCCACACTGTTATAAAGAACTTTCTTATGCTCCGCCAACGCCTTAGCGAGCGTCATTGCCATCGAGGTCTTGCCGTTTTTCGGCGGCCCGTACACGAACCACGTGCCGCTCAGTTCCACCTCGCCCATCGCGTCGTCCAGCGCCTCGCCGAGGCTTACGCTCGAGGCCGTCCGCATCTTCGCAAGTTCCTGTACGCTGTACGCACGCTTCATTGCGCCTGCTCCTTCTTCTTATTCAGTGCATGACACTTGCGCTTCACACGCCGCAGATCGCCCTCGCAATCCGTCTTTACAGCGTCGATCATCCGCTGCTCCTGTACGCCATTCGCACGGCATACGTCCGCGACATCCGTCACACTCACGCCCGGCATGGGGATAAACTTCCGGCCGATACGCGAGTAAATCTCCTTATATCCCTTCTTGTTTAACCGAAGACCGCGTCTGATCTTCTTCTCGAGGTAATCCGTCGCCATCATCACGATGCCGCAATAGTCTTCGAGCTTGTTGTAGAAGGTAATAAAGAAGAAGAGCACTTGATCACTCAGCTTATCCGCCTCGTCGAGGATGATCAAGGGCGCGTCCTTCCGCTTCAGCTCATTTACGACGTCGAGCACCATATCTCCGACCGTGTCCCCGGCGGGGTTCTTTCCCATTACCCGCAAAAGCTCCTGTAAGAAGATTTTGCGGTTCCAATATTCCGAGCATCCAAGCAAATACACATTCTTATGCGTTTCGCTGTATGCTTTTCCCGTCAGCGTCTTGCCCGTGCCCGCTTCTCCGCACACGGCGAGCACCAGCGCATTCTCCTGCGCATCCTCGAAGATGCTCGTAAGCGCCTTGTAATTTCTTGTTTCCACGATATTCCACTTTGTATATTTCACCCCGATTTGTGCCGCCACGCTGCGCCACATTTTTTCGCTAATCAGCTCCCAGTTTTCCGTCAACACCTGCGTAATCGTCGCACCGCTAACACCTTGCAGCGAATTTGCCGCCTTGTTCTGACTGCCCATCATCTCGCAATATTCTGCGAGCCTCGTGCAGATCATCTGTTTTTCTTCCTGTGTAATCATCTGTTTGTTATTTTAATAGTTGTCTAATAAATCATAATCCCCGTCAATCGACTGCAGCATATTGCTTTCGTCTTTCAGCACCGTGCCGATGTCGACCTTCTTCTTGCGCTCGCGGACATCCCGCTCCACGCCCCGCAACTTCGGCATATTAAGCCCGTGCTGTGAAGGGTGCATACCGAACTTCTCGAGCAGCCGCTCCGTTTCTTCGAACATCTCGACACGCTGCTCCTTATTCTCAAGCTCTATACGCTTAAGAAATTTGCTGTCCAGCTCATCCTGCTCCTGTTTCGCGCGATGTATCTCGATGTATTTCTTCGCAAGCGTAACAAACCGCAATTCACCCGAAGCGTCTTTGATATAGAGCGCAACGACGCTCATGTCCGTAGGATCGTATTCTACGAAGAAATCCCTGCCCACATTCTTGCGTAAGAAGTCCAGATCCGGCTGTCCATCCGCCGTAAGCACCTCCCACGTATATTTTTGCCCCTTAATCGTCTTTTTCAGGCCGCCTGCCGTAAACTTGCACGAGTCCTTATCGTCAAGGATTCCGAACAAGCTAAACATATCCTGTGCCGACACCTTTTTCGACTCCTCGTTCACGCTTTCCCGGTACATATCGATCCTCCGACGGCCCGTGTCCGGATGCTCCGCTTCGTTCCACTCGCGCCGACGAGCCTCATAAATCGCTTTAATCTCGTCCAGCGTCTTCAAATTCTTCTGATTAGCGAGGATAAACTCCATATTCGCGCGACTCTCCTCCTTCTTCGTCTTCACGTTCATTCCCGTGAAAAACCAGTCCCGATGCAGGAAATCCGCCTGAAAACGCCCGAAAGCGCTTTCAATGGTTTTAGATTTTCCGTTATAAGGCTGCGTGGAGATTGCCAGCCGCGCCATATCTTTAAAGAACCTGCCGTTTTTCAATTTCCCATGACCGCCCTGATTGTCGAAGCGAATCTCGTACGGCTTATGCCCCGAAAATTTCATCGCCATTTTGTACGCAAAATATTGCGACTCGAAATCCTCTTTTTTACTTATATAGAAGCCCAGAAGCACCTCGCTATACACATCCATCACCTCATACACGCAGCAAGTATCCATCTTGCCCTCGTCGTTCAGATAGTAATAGTTCAGCTTCGTACCGTCGCCATACCATAGTGCATCGCGCATCTGCGGGAGTATCGTCTTATTTTGCCGTGTAAACAACTCCTTCGCCTTCAATTCGCCATGCCGCATCGCGTACCATAGCGGGCGAATCTCCGGACGATTCAAAAAGCGCCGAACCGTGTTTTCCGCCTTGACCGTCTTCCACCCGTAGCCGGGCGCAACAGCGTTATATTCGCGCCATAGCTGTTTCATTGTTACCTTGTTAATCGGGGTCGCATATCGTGCGATAAGCCACTCTTTTGCCTCTTCTTCGAGACGAATAGCGGCCTCATTGCCGTAATTTTTCGAGATAAACGCCGATAAACCCTCTTTTAAATACCGTTTAACCAGTCGTTCAAAACCCCGCTCGCTCTCGGGCAAGGAGTTCGGGAATCCTTTCGTCTGCTGTTCGATAGCGAATGCCGTCGAATCCGCCCAAAATTCGCCCATCGCGATACGCCTGTGCGCGCGGATCACCTCCAGCCGCTTCAACAGCGCCCGTACGATCGTAGCGTTGTTCGTGCATCTATCGATCGTTTCCGGCGAGAGATGCGTCTCCTCCTCGCCGTAGGTATAATTTCTGAAATAGTCGAACGCCTCCGCATCCCTCGTCAGTCCCGTGTGCTTCGCGTTATTATTCCGCTCGCCCCGAAGACCGAACGCGCGCTCAATCACAGCCAGCCGCTCCGGACGACGGATCGACCACATATCGATTAATGTCTTATCATGTGTGCTGCGACGGTAGATTTTCAAATCTCCGCGCTTCGAGTCATGCTCGAATTGATTGCGAGTCAGCCCCGCGCCAATCCAATCCGCCACACTCAAACACAAATTTCCATCCACAACCTGATACATAATTTATATTATCTTTGCAGGGTCAATTAACAAATCGCATGAACACGAATTATTACGAACAACAACTTCGCAAGTCGGAGAAGATGTCATGGTACTCTTTTGAAAAAGAAGCCGACTTTTTGCAAAAAAATCGTGCCGTCAGCCCTTGCAGCCTCCCTGATATTGCTCGTATTATATGTATTCTTGACTTCATTTTAATCTACAATCCTTATTGCGATGAATAAAGAAGAAAAAGAACTGTTTCTCAGTTTGTACAATTTAACGACGTCATATCTATCGTCTATCGAAATTATAGAATCAAAAATCACAGCTCTCGAACACTGTCTGCAGGAATCAAGCCCGGATGTTTACAAGAAGTACGAGCGTCTTCTTTGCTCTCTTCTAAAAGAGCTGCGCAACGATCCAAAAACTGCTTCGCATAAAACTCTCGGCGATTTATTACCTCCGCCTGAACCATTTTAATAAATTCCGTATTGCTCATAACTATTAATTTTAATTTTTGTCCGGCAGGGGGAATCGAACCCCCTCGAAAACCATTACCGGGATGCCCTCGTCTCGCGGGCCGCGTATCGAATCTAAACAACCATGTGCGTCTTCATCGCGAGTCTGCCGGCAGAAGACGCAAGAGCCGTCAGACCATCCGCCGTCCAATCCAAAGGTTTTATCTTTCGCACTGAAGCTCTTCTTTCAGAGCCTCGTATGCCTTATATGCAGCAACACAATCGTAAACAGGGTGATGTCTCACCCCATAGCCCTCAATCTTTATCCCTTTAAATTCGAGATAATTATCAAGCTTGTCACCCGGGTATCCGGCTATTTCCAAATAAGAAGCCACCTCGATCGGCAGATAAGGGATGTCAAAGCCGTCTATTGCATCGAGCGAGACCAGTATCCTAAACAAGAATCCCTCTAAGAGATAGCCTCGATACCATAGCACACGAACTTCGTATAAGTCGCACATATCCTTGTAGAAGCGTCCGAAATTATACATCAAAGTTTCCCAGCCTTCCACAGACTCTATCCTTTCCACAGCAGGAAGCACGTTTTCACATGTCCAGCCATCCCGCAAGGCCAGACTGGATGTCCTTCGAGAAAAACGACCGATCTCGATTCCTTTTTGATTATAAACCACAGCCCCAATAGCAAAGATTCTTCCTTGAATCCCGTCGCTTTCCACGTCAAGCGCTATTATAACACTCTCTTTCTGTACCTCTTCTGTTTTCATACTACATTGAATTAATGACTTATATACTATTTATCTTCTCACAAACCTTTCGCCACTTCTCTCGATCCCGTGCCACCAGAAGCCCCGATACGATCAGATTTACGATCAACGCGACGATAACCCACCACGCGCAGTCGTCCGCAGGGTTGCATATAGATATTGAAACGCACAGCCACATCGCTCTCAGCCACATTCCCAGCGTCACACCCGGCAAGAAACCGAGTAATAATTTCATTGCTTTCATACCTTTTCATCTTCTTTTTCGTCTTTTTCTTTTTTGTTTCTCTCTTTGTACAACTCGTAAAGAGTTTCGATAAGATCACCCAAAACCATAAAAAAGCCAGCTCCGCAAATAATAAGCACGCAAAAAAAGGCGAGAGGCTGCTTTACAGCGATAAAAACAACGCATCCTACAAAAAACAGACATGCCAATACCAAAACAAAAACCCCTAAAGAGATCAAGAGAATGTTTTTTATTTTAACCCGTGCTTTCATGCAACTTCTACTATTTTCTCACCAACAACACTGTACAAAAGCGACAGCATCCCATTTCCGGCCACAAAAGAGAACACGTAGCTATTTACGCCCGCATACTCATACCTTACCTTATGCCGACGTCCATCTCGCTGCACATACTCGTACAGCCGACCTTTCACTAATTTTTTTGCGTCCATTCTATGATCAATTTTCCAATTCCACCTCTTTGCCGCCATACTGTTTTACAGCCACATGCCGAATCTTTCGCGCCAGCGGGGTATTCTTACGCCCACAAACCGCCATCGACACCATTTCCTTTGTCACCCCGAGCGTCCGGGCAATCTTTAAATTCGTTCCACGCTCAAGGCCCACTATCAAAATTCTTTTTTTGTCCAATCCCATTTTTTCTGTATTTTTGAAGCCGTTCAATTAGTAATTATCGCAACAAAGATATGCTATAATATTTTAGCAAGCAAAGAAAAATACTAAAATATTATTTTTTAACAACAAGACGTTTTTATGAATGACATAGAAAAGGTGCTGAATGATTTAAAAAACAGCGATTTATCAAGCTATAAAATCGCTAAAGATACAGGCATTACAGAAATGACAATTGGTAATTATCGCAATGGAAAGACGAAGCCAACAAAGGCAAATGCTAACATGCTGCTAAAATATTTTAGCGAAATAAAGGGCGAAATATTACCAAATCCATTACAGATATCTCTACAGAAAAAAATTCCACTTGTAAGTGAGCAAGCCGTTGCCGGATTTGGCAACGTAAATTTCAGCATTTCCGAGCAAGACGTGAAAGATTATTACGTCATTCCTAAATTCAAATACTTAAAAGTTGATTTCATGATAGAAATCCACGGATCCTCCATGTACCCCAAATATAATTCAGGAGACATCGTGGCTTGTACAATCCTCCGCGACCGTAAATTTCTCCAATGGAACAAATGCCACATCATCGCATCACGCGAACAAGGCATATTATGTAAACGTCTACGAATGTCCGAAAAAAAGAACCACCTTTTAGCAGTATCTGACAACAAAAACTATCCTCCTTTCGATATCCCTGAAGAGGACATTGCAGGAATTGCCCTCGTTGTCGGCGTAATTCGGCTTGAGTAATGGAGTTTACGATAGATTTACGAAAGATAAACGCCACCTCGATCTTTGAAAAAGCAATTAATTCAAAGACTCCAAATCTATTTATTGCACTAAGAGATGAGACAGAAAAACAACTAAAGAAAATAATAAAAGAATGTGGCATAAAAGACGTTTACACAACACAAAGAATAAACTATGATTACAAGCAACACGAAATTGAATTAGACAAAAGAACTGACAATTTAGCTTTTGATTTTTGCAAGGAATGCGACGTCAGCGCATTGAGCATAGACTCCGTTAACTACATCTATGATCTAAAAAGATTCCCATCACTTGACGTCTTTTTCAAAATAAACAAATTTAGCATAGGAAATATCGGTTTTTTTATAACAAACAACGATTACACAATCAACATTATACCGAGCGAGTCTCTAATCATATCAGGGTATTCTTATTGTGTATCGTCAAAAAAAAGAAAATCATACATTGCTCTTTTCGGTATACATTTTAGTTATAAAACCATATCTTCAACCTCGGAACATCACCAAAAGACAGACATCAAGAACCTCATGGAAATACAGATCGGACATTCTTTTTTTCCTGCAATATTTATGTGTAGGAATACAGGAAGTTTATACACATGCACTTGCTTCAAGGGGATGATCGACTGGAGATGGGACTTTTACAGATTTTCCAGAACATCAAACCCAAAGATCAGAAAAAAAATAAAGCGGATAAAATATATTGACAATATATGTTTTTTGTGTACAGGAAAGAAACCACAAATAACATATCCGGCATGTGGCATTTCATCTTTTATCCAAAGATATCATCCATACATATCTTTAGAATGCAAAAGACGATACGGGGATATTTTCGCCTTTTTAAGACTTGGCCCTGAATTTGAAAACGAAATGCGAGAAAAATTCAACATCTTTAAAATCGGAGAAAGGTGGAAGCATGAAACTATCCTATATAAAACTATATGCAGATTATATCCCAATGAATGCTTTATATTTCATTATAGAGGCCTTGAATTAGAAGGCCTTGAATTAGATATATTTTATCCAAAATATAATATTGGGATCGAGTATCAAGGAGAGCAACACTTTTTTCCTGTTGCTTTCTGGGGTGGAAAATCAGCCTATAAAAAAAGAGTTGAGCACGATATTAAGAAACAGAATCTTTGTCAAAAACTTGGCTATATTCTAATACAGTTTTTGTATACAGACAAACTGTCAGATGAGTTCATTAAAAACAAATTAGATATTGCAGTAAAAAGTCGATTAAGTTCTAAAAGAATGTAACCCCATACAAGCCGACCAATAAAAAAAAATGCTATTCGACCTACCTTCTCACCCCTATAAAAGACCTTTCATTTTGTAAAAACCCCGACAAACAGCAACATCTCTAACACATTAAACCTTAAATTAACTGATTAATAGAGAGATAAAGACCAAAACAACAGACAAAAACAGAAGAAAAATACACGAGGTTTAACACATTTTTAACACAAAAAGCACCCGTTTTAAAATTATTTCTCCGCCAATTAACAAGATAACGGCCGCAGTTTATGCCGCAGTTTGGCCGCAGTTTTGCAAAAACGCCGTTTTCTGTAACTTTTTATCGCCGCATCGCGCCCCTTTTGCCAAATCGCCATTTAGTACCGCTCCTTCGCTTTTCACCACGCTTCAACTACTTGAAATATAACCAAAAAGACAAAGTGAAATACCCTGAGCAAGAAGCTGCACCGGCATACACATTCTCCCGCGCCATTAAAACGCCTTATAAAAGCCCCACAACCGCCGTTTAAACAAACGATTTAGGCCCGTTTGTATACCCACGTACACCCGCGCCCACATCCGCCCGCATTCAGTCTCAAAACCGCGCTGTGTAAAGGTTTCGCAATCGTTTGTCGCGCCCGCTCATAAAAAAAGCCCGCGAGGGCCTCTTAAGTGTAAAGCGTTTTCAAGCGTTTGTAAAGCAAATGGATTTTTCGTTTGTAACTGTGTTTTATGTATTTCTTTATTCCTTAGTGTTTTGTGGTTTTCTCTTTTGTATTATTCGTTTTTATGCCCGTATGTCTCGGAAATAAATTTAAACCAATAGCTGCCTTTCGGTGCAAGGGGAGTGATTTTCCCGGTCTTTGCATCTACTATTCCGGCCAGCTCCCACCGGGTGCCGGTGAATTGCAGCATTCTTTTAAACCGTAAATAATTCTTGCCACCGTTATAATATAACTTGAGCTTTTGGGAGACTATTTCAAAGCGATGAATCTTATTGACTGCCTCTACATATTTTCCACCATCAAAGAGTTCGTTCTTTTTAGTCCCTCCAAAACGAATCTTTATATTCTGTTCGTTTATCACATATTCTCCCATCATTTCATTTGTAGAGCTCTTCCCTGTCAACATTCCATTCCGAAGGAAGATAAGCGTATAGCAGACCGTACAATCTTTTGGATCGGCTTCTCGAAACGTGTTGGTTTCTGTATCGCCAAAACCTTCCAACTTCCATGAACCGATCAGCTCTGAAGGGATAACCGGCAATGCCTCACTCTTCTTCCGATAAAAAAGCAGCTGGTTCTGACCGTTGTCGTAATATAGTTTTAACAGATCGCCCATAAAATCGATATGAGAAATGCTATGCATAGCACTCACATATTTCTTCCCTTCAGGTTGTTCATTTGCGGATGTCCCCTCCCATTTGACAATACGCAACGTCTCATCCACCTTATATCTGCCTCTGACCTCGTTTGCCGAAGTATATCCTGAAAATGTTCCGTCTTTCAGAAACGTAATGGTATAACACTTCGCACAATCTTTGGATGCTATCTCCTCGAACGCATTATCTGTGGTACGCACAAAACCTGCCAGTTTCCAAGAGCCGATCAATGCTGTCGGTATCACCGGATCTTCTTCCGACTGATTCGCATTGGGTTGACCTTGTTGTTGCAGGTTTGTATCATCGTCCGAAGCAATTTCTCCCGCTTTATCACACCCCATCATCCCTACCATTATCAAAAGCAGGGCACCTATCCATAAAATGATTTTTGTCTTCATTTTTTTTT